GTCCACAAGATACTGGTGGCGGTGGCGGTAATCAAACCAGCAAAATGAATATTGGCAAAACCTAATGACAATAAAAGATAAATTTGATTCAATGATTAAACGGTTAAGTGTTAAACTACCGATAAAATCAAAAAAATCTCATATAATATACGACATCGATTACTCGATTAATGATGGGATTATAAATGAATCAAAACCTCACAGTCGTTTGCGAAGCAAAACTAAGCCTAGAAAAACAAGGCAAAGAATCCCAAACTCCTAACGGCAATATCGTTGCCCGTGTTACCACTTGGGGTAAGCGTGAAGGCGCAGACGGTAGAAAATTTAATTACCAGCCTGACGGCTTTTCTGAATGGGCAGAACAATTTAAGTCTGAGGGTAAACCATTACCAATGTTCTTAAACCATAACGACATGGGTATGCCAGTCGGCCAATGGAATGAGTTTAACTTTGATAAAGATGGCATGGTTGCGAAAGGCAATCTATTTATGAATACTTCTACTGGTTCTGACCTTTATGAAGTATTGAAATCATCCCCAAATCTATTTGGTGGCGTTTCAGTTGGCGCATACGCAGATGAAGCGTGTTGGGTCGATGGCGATGGCAACCCAATGGATGATGATAACGATGATGACAATGAATCCTATTTTCAGATTACCAAAGGTGGTTTGCGAGAAGTGTCCGTTGTGATGTACCCAAACAATCCTAATGCTGAAATTCAAAGATTAGAGTGTTTTGATGCCGAAGGGCATTTGAATCCTCGCTTAGTTGAACAAGCCTTGCGTGATGCTGGCCTGTCCAAGAAAGGTGCGACCACCGCATCTTCCGTCTTTAAAAAGATTCTTGAATTGCGTGATGCAAACAAGGAAGTTATTAAAGAAACACCACAACCAAGTGAGTTGGAAGCGGTGGTAAACGAAGCTGATACAGTTCTTAAAGCCCTAGAGGAAAGAGAATTGTTAAAGGCATTATCTAAACGCATCAAATAAGGAAATATCATGTCTGACAAAATCATTGAAAAGTTAGATGCTATTGAAGCATCAAACGAATCTAAGATTCAAGAAGTAAAAACTGAAGCAGTTGCCGCTATTGAAGCCGCTAAAGCTGAAATGGATGAGAAGTTAGAAACCATTAAAGCCCGTGTTGCTGAAATCAATACTGCACCTTCTATCATCAAACCAGCTAAAACCATCAAAGAAGATGTAAACAAGATGGTTCGTGAGCAACTCAAAAAGTTTGCTAAAAAAGGTTCGATGGAAAAAGAACTCAAGATGTTTGAAGATGAATCACAATATCAAGCATACTTAACTGAGAGTTCATCTTTAACTGGTGGTGGTTACAACATCGGTGGTCGTACAGCTTACGATCCTGTGTTCCATACACTCCGTTTGATTAACCCTATGCGTGGTCTTTCCCGTAATGTAACAACTGATGGTTCTACATATCAGTTCCGTGCAAAAACTGGAAATGCTGGTGCTTTCTGGGGTTATCCAGTTAATAACAACACATCTAGTGGCCCTAACCCAACAACTGAATCTACAGTTATTTGGCAACAAGTTCTGCAAGATTTGAACGTACAGTTCCCAATCCGTACAGCGGCACTTGATGACATCGATGGTTTAGAAGCAAACGTAGTTGATGATATGTTGATGGAATTTAGCCAGCAAGAAGGCTTGTCCATGATTAAAAACAACGATCAAACCGATTCCCCAAATACATACGGTGGAACACAAGGTTTGCGTGGTTTGAATCAATACGCTAACTACGGTGCTAATGGTACTTATACTGGTGGCACAATCACTACTGGTGCTTTCGGTACTTCTGGTATTGCTACTAGCAACGGTTTGAACAGCTTGGCTGTTTATGATCAGTTGACTACTAACGGTAACGTAGTTGGTGCGGCTAATGTAACTTATGATGACATCATTAACTTCATCTACAACTTGCCACAACAATACTGGACACCTACAGCAAAATTCTTGGTAAACCCAATCTTCTTGGCACAAATTCGTGGCTTGAAAGATGCTAACGGCACACCAATTTTTGAACGTATGCATCCAGGTGAAGAAGATGGTATCGTTGGCCGTATGTTAGGCTTTGATGTTGTTGTCAATAAATATGTTGATAATCCAAGCGAGTTCTCTGGTAACACAGCGGCTAACTTGTTCCCAATGTATTTCGGTGACTGGCAACGTGGCCATACCATTGTTGATCGTTTGAACATGGTATTGCGTAGATATGACCAGACATTGCCTGGTTACATCACATTCTACGGTGAGAAGCGTTTGGCTACATCTAACGTAGACCCATTGTCTATCATCGCTTACCGTTCTACAGCAACAGCTACAGCGTAATAAAGGCGGGGGGATCAAAAGTCCCCCCAACTTAAACAATTTGGAAGAAATATGAAAAACCAATTAATCCTAGAAGCAATCAAATCCGCACTTACTGATAAAAATGGTCAGTCTGTAAAGGTAAACTTAAAAGAAGCATCAGCCCTTACTGGTTCGGGTTCTGGGGTTGGTGGTCGTGTTATTTATGATGATGCATTTGCATCTTTGCGTATGGCTAACCCGTTGCGGGTATCAAGCCGAGAAATTACTACCATTGGTTCAAATCAGGCTTTCGTTGTAAAGACTGGTAATGCTACCAATGCAACAAATCCTTGGGGTTATCCAGTTAATGTGAACTCTGGTACTCCAAATATTGCCACATCATTCTGGCAGTTACCATTACAAGCTATTACAGCACAATTGCCAGTTCGTACTGCCGCAATGGATGATATTAATAATCTTGATCCAGCTATTGTTGGTGATTTAATGCTTGAATTTAGTCAACAAGAAGCATTGTCTATGATTCAAAATAACGATCAAGCTGGTTCTGGCACAACTTCAACTGGTGCTACAAGCGGTTTGCGTGGTTTAAATTACTATCCAAGTGGATCAACAGCCGCATTTGGTACAAGCGGTTCTGGCGCAACCAATGGTTTGCATACAATTAAGACCGTAAACACCGCTACTGGCGGCACAATCGTTTATAACGATATTGCATCTTTAGCATCTGCATTGCCATCTCAATATTGGAGTTTGCCAGGTACGGCATGGCATATGCACCCAAATACAATTCTTGCATTGCGTGAATTGACAAGCTCTACTGGCCAGCCATTGTTTGTTGAAGTTGGTGATTCTGATGGTGGCGCAGTTGCTCATGTATTTGGCTTCCCAGTCGTTCCAAACCCATATATGCAAGTAGTTGGAAGCGGAAACTTCCCAATCTATCTGGCTAACTGGGATAAGTTTGTAACTATCGTGGATCACGAAGAATTTAGCATCCAGCGTTTAGAACAAACACAGCCAGGTACAGTAACCCTGTATGCTGAAAAGCGTGTATGCTCTACAATTCGTGATGTATTTGCGGGTGTTCGTTTAGAATCATAAGGCCAATATGCCATTAGATAGTTATACAAACGGGCCGTATTTAGGTACAGTCCGTAATCCCTTTAGCTATGAAAAAATTGAGCAAACTAGCCGTGATGTATCTACTGCATGGCTTTCTTTAGATCAAATTAGTCAACAGCTTAATCTTGTTGGTGATACCAGCCAAGACGAATATCTTGTTGGGCTTGATTTGGCAACCCGTATGGCCATTGAGGATTATCTTGGCATGGCCATATTCCCCGTAAGCTACAAAGTTTACTATGGGGCGTTTAATGGCATGAGTGGCACACAAGTAATGCTTGATTTGCCAGAAGTTAGCCAAAACACAGGAGTAACGCCTGGAACAGTTATTAATACCGTTGGTTATTACACTAGCGATACCGTTCCAGTATTTAATTTAATTGACCCATCACAGTATTATTATGATCCTACTGGCAATAAAGTAATTGTTAGCGGCGTTCCTAGTGAAGTAAACCAATTTATAAGCAATCCTATCGTGGTTACTTATACATTGGCGGCCAACCCATTAGCTAACTACCCAGTCATTCAACAAGCTGGTTTATTGCTTTTGACGCATTTATACAACAATCGTAGTGATACAACGGCTGGACAGTTGGCAAAACTGCCATTTGGCGTAGAACAGCTTTTACGACCATATAAACCGCTGGTACTGTAAATGGCAATTGCTCGCTATGAAAATGTCGATGTAAACAACATAACCAATAGCAAAGATGTCTATGGTCAACAAACAACGACCATAACAAAATGGTTTACTACTAGGGCTAAAGTAATGGATGTCAGAAATGACTTATCCATTGCTAAAGATGAACGTATTTATGAAGATAATGTTAAGTTTATGCTTAACTACACCCCTAATACATACACAATGTCCACAAATCAATACAACTATGCCTTTACTTGGCGTGGTCAGGATTGGCGTATTTCTGATGTAAATGAAGCAAATGACAAAATGAGCATTACATTTACTTGTTATAGAAACAATCCTAGCGTACCAGTATGAGTGTTCAACAAAATCCCGCCATATATGCAGAATGTATCCAATATCAGTTGGAAAATATTGTTACGCCTATACCAGTTTATGCCAACTTTAATAGAAACTGGGCAAAAGAGCCTAAATTTGTTACTTGGCATTTAAGGAATATTCATCAGCCCGTATATACTGGCCAAACTCAAAATAATAAAGGTATCGATAGACCAGTTTTTCAAATGTCGATATTTTCTCAAAAGCTGGAAGATGCTTTAAATATATCCAATAACATATTACAATCACTACATGGTTATTCAGGAGTTTTTGGCGATCCTGGTACTACTGGTTTTTTTATCGCCAAAGCAGATATAGTATGGTTATATAATACCTATGATGATAAAGTGGGATTGCAACAAATAATCATGGATTGCACACTTGATGTACCTACTTAATACGATAAAATTATTTAACTTTTAACAACGAGGTTTAAAAATGGCTCTTATTAATAAAGTCTTACCAGGGTATGTAGCAACCCTATGGTGTCAAGAAGGTGCAAATCCAACTGCTTTAACTGATGCTCAATTAGCTACTTGGACTAATGTGGAAACGATTGTTGGTACTTCTGCTGGCGGTACTGGTACTGCTGGTATTCAAGTTCCAGTAGAAACTATCCCTAAGTTTGGTGCTGACGATGCTCATGTGGCTTATGCTATTGCTGGTGCTCGTACTGGCGCTAAGATGACCACTCAAAACCAAGTGACTTCATTAAGCGTTATTGCCCCTTGGAATCCAGCCGATCCAGCACAATTACTTATTCGTAATGACGGCTACAACGGCACAATTATCCGTACTTATGTTATTGCTGTATATGATGGTACTGATACCGTTGCATACGCATTTAATGGCCGTATTGGTGGTTTAGCATGGGAAATGGCAACCAACGCCGAAGGTAAATTCATTTTTGATATTCACCCAACAGGCGGCAATTCTTACGGCTGGTCAAACAACTCATAATAATATGACAACAATAAAAGATAGTAATGACCTAGTAAATTATTTTAGCTATTTGGTAAGCCAAGCCGATTCTGGTGTTAAGGATTGGTTTGGTTTCCAGCAACAAAAAGTAATGGGTATTAATTTGGCATACGAAATCGCTTCTCGTCATGCCGACAAAATGTCACCAGATGACATTACTGCGTTTGTAAAATCGCTTAACAATTCAATTTTTAATAATTTAATCAAACCAAAATGAAAACCACATTCAAATTTGAGGGTTTCCAAGAATTTGAAGAATTAATTAATAAAATCCAAGACGATTTTGGCCCTAAAGATGCAACAAATATTTTGCGTAATGGCGCAAGAAAATCAATGAAATCAGTATTAAGCACGGCTAAAGAATTAGTGCGTAGAGATACTGGACAATTGGCGGCAACCCTTCAAATTGAAGCTAGAAAGCCTACAAATAAAGATAAGCACTCTAGGTATGTTAGCCCTAGTGAAATTATGATGGCCAGAGTTTCTGTAGCTCCTGGCAATAAGTTTCACCCCAAGTTATTTAATAATTTACATAGTTCTAAAGGTTCGCTTAAACAATATGCTGTTATGGATGGAAGAACTATTGCCAACGAATTTGGTACTGCTAAAATGCCAGCTAAACCATTTTTACGGCCAGCGTTAGAAAGTAATGTGCCAACAGTTTTGGCTTCATTAAGCGATGATTTTGGTAGTTCATTAGAAAAATATAGATCAAAACATATGAAGGAAATAAAATGAATCAATTTGCAAATGCTTTAGGAAAAAAATTTTTAGAAAACCAAGAGTTAGTACGCACTCGTTCTTTTGAATTTGGTGGCCATATATTTCAAATAAAAGTGCCAACTACATTGGAATTTGAAGCAATTACCGAAAGAGTTAAATTAATTGATAATGATTTAGTTAATAAATATTATCAAGAATTATCAACTCCATTTATTCAAAATAAAGATAAATTTGTTGAAGAAGGCGTTGAATTTAAAGAAGATGATGTATTAATAAAAAATAGATCATTAAAAGAAACTGCTAAAAACAAAGCAATTACTGAAAATCGTATTACTGAAATGTTTAAGTTAATCGTGCCAGAAGATAAAACTTTTGATATGAATACTATTACATACGAAATGGTTGAAGAATTATTCCCATTTTCTATTCAATTGGAAGTCGTAGATCACATTACCAAAACAATTTCCCCAAGCTATGAATCTGCAAAGGGAAAGTAACTGGGTCAATTCGTAGGCAAGCAAAGGCTTATATTCTTGCTCACGGGTCTGACCCGAATCAAATAGACGAAGAAACCTTTACTGACATTTGCATTATGTATGCCGATGGATTAATTGGTAATCGTGGAATATTAGAAGTATTAGGATCGCTAACTGCGGGACATTTTAATTCAATGTTGCCCAAAGGTAAGCCCGCATACAAATTACAAGATATAATACCAAAAGCGTATGATTATCTGTATCCACCATTATCAGAGGAAGCGAAAAAGGAACTGGTAAGCGATCAATTGTTTTCGTTTATGTTAATGTCCCCAAATACGCCAAAAAGATTAACAAAAGGAATATAGATGGCAAATATAGCAAATCTAGGCGTAAAAATGGGGCTGGATACAGTCGATTTTACTCAAGCCCTAGAAGCCGCCAAAAAATCCTTAGAAAGTTTTAAAGATACCGCAACAGAACTATTATCAATTGCGGCATTTACTGAAATGACTAATAAGGCATTGGAATATGCCGATACTATAGTCAAAACAGCAAAAGCCAACGATGTAACTACTGCATCCGTTTTAGAATTGTCTAGGGCATTAGAAGAAAGTGGTGGTAATGCAGAAAATACATCTGCAATTTATTCTGGCTTTACTCAAAAAGTAGAATCAGCCGCTTTAGGTAGCGCAAAAGCGCAAGAAGCATTTGCAAGGGTTGGAGTATCTTTAAAAGACTTAGCAACCCTATCTTCACAAGAATTATTTGAAAAAACTATATCTGGCCTAGCAAATATTAAAGATGCGGCAGAACGAAATGGTTTGGCTTTTCAAACTTTAGGCCGTCAAATTCGTGGTACAGATATTGTTGGTTTAAATGAGCATTTGCAAGAAGCAAAAGGCACAATGAATGAATATGCCGCTTCTGTAGAACAAGCACACGAACTTAGTCTTAAATTAGCCAAAGATTCCAGAGATATTGGTTTGGAATTTACAAGATCAGTAATACCTGGATTGGATATGTTTTATGAAGGTTTGCATAAACTGGCTGACCCAGTAAAAGGTCTAATTCAATTATTTGGTGTTTTTGTTGATGTTTTAGCTGTTACTTTTAATACGGCAGAACAAGGAATTATTCAGCTTGGAGATATAACAAAAACTGTTGGATTATCAATTGCTGATCTTCTTTCTGGGGATATAACTAAGGTCAAAAAAGATTGGAAAGAAGGCCTTAATGAAATGGGTACGGATTATGCAAAGTATGAAGAATCTTTGCAAAAATTAATGCACCCAGAAAAAGCAATAAAAATTGAACAAGAAAAACCCCAAAGACCAGTTACGCCTTCTGGTCAAAAACAATTATTAGCGGCACAAGATTTATCTAAAGAATATGAACGCCAAGCCGCCATTCAATTTCAGATGCTTACTGCAAAAGAAGCTGAAACACATCTTACTAAAAATCAAAAAGACTATGTGGCTGAAATTACCAAAGTCCTTACAGAAATGCAAAAGGCTTTGGATAATGTTGATAAAAAAATTGCCACAACTGATCCTACAACTGCGGCTGGTCAATCTACAATTGCAATGCTTAAAACGCAAAAGCAACAAATTATTGATACTGCCCAGACTTATATTCAAAAAACCGAAGATGAAGTATTGGCAACTCAAGCGTTTCAACAATCATTTACTTATGGTTGGGAAAAAGCATTTGACCAATATGTAGAAAATTCTAATAATGCGGCAATGCAAGCACAACAAATGTTTAATTCCATTACCAGCACAATGACTAATGCGTTGGATAAATTTGTAGAAACTGGCAAATTAAACTTTGGCGATTTAGCCAAAAGCATTATTAATGATATGCTTAAAATTGAGTTGCAAGCGCAAGAAATGAAATTATTTAAGTCTATTGGATCAAGTATTGGCGATTCATTTGGAGAAGGCGGCATCTTTTCTGGTATTAGTTCAATGCTTGGATTTGCAGACGGCGGACAGCCGCCAGTAGGCGTACCATCCATTGTTGGCGAAAATGGCCCAGAAATATTTGTACCACAAACTGCTGGTACTGTAGTGCCAAATAATAAATTATCCGATGTTATGGGTAGCTCAAATCAACCATCTGTAGTTTATAACGGCCCTTATATTCAACAAATGTCTGCCATTGATACTCAGTCGGCTACACAATTTTTAGCAAGAAATCAAACCGCAGTATGGGCGGCTAATCAATCTGCCCAACGATCATTACCGCAAAGTAGATAAATATGGCAGATTTAACCACCATCCTTGCTATGTCTGAGCAAGTAACAATTATGGATCAACGATTGGTCGGACAATCTATTAGCCGTAACCAGCGTATATCTACATCTGAAATTTTGACTGTTATACCATTTCAGTTTACTTTTAAGCCTAATGCTTACCAGCTTTATAGTAAAAATCGTAATTTATTGGCAAATTTACGCTATTACGATAAATCATTAGAGCAATACTTAAACTTTGGTTCTACTGGATGGGTTAATTACATTGCTTATCAAGGAGATATGACCCCAACTGAAATTGCGGCTTGCCAATGGGAAACTGCATCTGCTGGAAAAAATTTAGTGTTGGGAAATTTGCCAACTATTGCATCAACTTCTTACATAGTAAAGGCTGGCGATTTTTGCCAGATTGATCGTTATGCTTATATTGTTACCGCTGATGTTATGCGTGGTTCTGGGATTACCGTTACTATTCCTGTTCACCGCACCTTATTAACAACTTTAGTATCGCCAGAAAATGCAGTTATTGGTCAGTATGGCACAACAGTTGCATTGGGCGGAAATAACTATACTGGAACAACCTTTCCAGTTATTTTGCAACAATATCCAACTTATAATTTAATTCCAATGGCTAATGATAGTTTTATTCAATGGAGTGGGCCATTTAAAGCATTTGAAGCGGTATTATGAGCCAAAATATAACACCAATACAAAATACAAATAATATTCGATATGCGGATTTTGTGCGTATTGTTACGCCTACAGCGACTTATCGTTTTTCTACTGCGCCAACATCATTAACTATTCCAGCAATAGATTCACAGCCATTTGACGGTTTAGGTCAATTGGTTGGAATTGGAAAAATTCAAAGAGATATTAAATCCACAGCCAATCAAACTACAGTAACTCTGATTGGTATAGATACTGCACTTTTAAGTGTAGTTTTAAATGGTAATTTAAAAGGCGCACAAATTACCATGTGGAAAGGATTTTTTAATACTCAAGATCAATTAATTACAACTGGTGAAACTGGCGGTTTATATCAATATTTTTATGGATTTATTAATACTTTCAACATTGGTGAAGAATGGATGGAAGAAGCAAGAATGTATGTTGGAACGGTAACTGTAAGTGCCGCAAACATACAAATGATTTTACAAAATAGAATAGTTGGCAGATTTACTAATGATGCAAGCTGGGAATATTTTACGCCTGGCGATACATCAATGAACCGAGTGGCCACTATATCAACAATATATTATGCTTTTGGAAAGCAATGATACGATACGCAAACAAATTTGATTTTGATGCAATTTACAAGATACTAGAACATTTTTGCCATACTCATCGATTTGAAATATTAAAAGATGAAGCAAAATGGTCAAGAGGGTATGTAGGTAAGCAATTAAGCATGATTCTAGCTGGTGCTGGATTTATATTAATTGCAGAAGATTTAAGTGGTGTTTTGGTCGCAATGAAAGCCCCGTGTTTTTTTATTGAAGGGGAATATTCGCTACATGAGATT